TGAAAATAGAGAAAGCATACAGTCCTTAAAAGGGAAGTTGAGACAACAAGTAATTCACAATTCTGTCTGACAGAAAATTGGGTAGGACTTTAATCACATCTATCAACAGATTCGTAGCCCACCAAGCACCAACAATCTTAAAAGCCATGTCAGCGGTCTTCTGGTATTCATTCACCGACCACACCTGTTAGTAGCGCAATGGTCTAGCACTTCAAAGATTCCATAAGCAGAAAGCAAAAGGGCTAAAACTAGCCCACCAATCAGTAAACCTAGTTCTAGGTCTTCTTGGTCAGCTTTTTTCTTACGTTCAGCCGCTTCTTTCTCTCGTCTAGCGTTATGAGCATCTTCAACATCCATTGCTTGCGCTCTGGCTTTAATCTTAGCCCACACATCCATCTTGTTGGCTTGAAAGAACAACATCTGAAGCTCTTTCTCAAACTCACGAGTAGCCTCCAGAGCCATCTCAATCTCAATAGCCATACCCATGCTAGAGCCACCCTTCTTGGCAGCGGCTACGGCCTTTGTAGCCTCACTCTTAGCGTTGAAATACTTACCAAGTAAAGGCCCAAGCGAAGCCACATCATCAACAGTCTTAGAAGCCTGTTTAATGAGTTTTACGGCACTCTGGATGCCTGCTAAAGCCGTTACGGGATCAATCACGGGAATGCCCAAACAATGATGTAACTACAAAATACTACAAATACAGTGACACAGACTGCCGCAATAAATGCTACAGCCCAGTCTTTCATTTAATCACCTGACAAAAGTCGGTTAGTGCCACGGATTTCCATTTTGAATGGTTCTGGTGGGTTTGTTAACAAGCCTTCACGAAAAGCCGCACGAGTCTTTGGGCCTTGTGTCTTTCCACTTACGTCAGGTCTTGCGACCCGCAATGTGTTTTCCATTTGTTCAGCAAGGTCTAACATACGCTCTCGGTTTGCAATAGCTTGTTGCTGTGCATCTCTAGTCTTTGCACGAGCCGCAATTTGCTCAAAAGCTACAGCCTTATCACGGGCTTTTTTAACAGCATCTGTTGCCCACTCTACGTCTTGTAGCCTGTTAAGGATGCTTTCATTGGAAAGGGTCTTCATGCCTGGTACAACTTCAGCTAAATCAGCTTTGACTTTGCTCCATGCAATCTTCTCTTCGGCGGTCATTGCAAATGCTTGAGAAACACCACGTTCAAAGGTGGTTTCACCTTCTTTTTTTACAATACGTGTGTATGGTTTAGCGCCAGTTTTGGGAGAGATTGTTTGAGTTCTATAGCTAGTGCTAGGTTGCTCAATAACCTGACCAGACATCTTTTGAATAGCTGACTCTAGGGCGGTAGGCAATACTCCACCCGCACCAGAAGTAGTTACTGGTACAAGGTTTCCGCCAGCATCAAATGTAAACTCAAGACCACCTCTTGCTGGTTGACGATTAGAAGCCTCCACAGCGGCTTGCTGAATTTCTGTTTGTTGACCAAGTGTGCGAGACATACCTGCTCTACGAGTATCTTCTGTTCGCAAGCCAGAAAGAGTGCCTTGTGCGCTTGGTGAAGGAAGTTGAGGAGGCGTAGGAGCAAAGCCAGGTGTCGTTACTCTTGGACCATACTCATTAGGTTGGATCACAAAGTTTGGCTGATATGGGCCTTGTCCTTGACCTAAAACCTCTACAGGTGCTTGATAAGGAACAATAGCCTGACTTTGTGGAATTGGTTGTGCCGCTGTTGCAACTTGGCTAACAGGGATACGGGCATCACGCAAACTTAAGCCAGCTTGATACTTGGGAGAGGACATGATGTTAGACGCAAGCATACCCGCACCTTCACCCGCAAGTACACCAGCAGCAGTACCAAGAACAGAACCCGTAACGCCACCTAGTTGATAGCCAAGAGTAGCACCCGCTGTGCCACCAATGCCAGATCGAGTAATTCGAGGCGCACTCAAAATAGACTCTGTTGCTTTGGTAGTAAATGCGTCAGGGAAGTTGCCAGCAATTTTACCAAGAGCGGCAATGTCACCAGTCATTGCATTATCTTTGGAGGTAATACGACTTAGTTTATTGACATCAATCATGCCTGTATTGAAGTCAGTTGCATCTTCATAAGCATAAGTCTTAGCCATCTTTTGACGGGCTTGTCTAAAATCAGATAACAATTTAGGATTGAAAATGTTAGATTCAATCATTGCTTCTAAAGAATTAGCAATTGCCAATCGTGTGTCGGCAAGATCAAGAGCCTGTAAATCGGCACTTTTATTATTGTATGTTTTCCTTGCTTCTTGACGAAGTGTTTGAACATTTTTAAGAATTTGAGCGCCATCTAACCCAGCACTTGTTTTGCTTATTGCGTCATCAATGATTGCGTTTATTGCTTTTGTTTTTTGATTAGCACCAATTACCGCTTGATCTGGCCTTAAATTATTAAGAGAAGAGATTAAATTGTCATCAGCAACCATTGTTGGCAGTTTTTTTACTTGACTGTAAGGTTCTGCAACACGCATTCTTGCTTGATTAAATGGTGCTTTGCTATCAAATTGAGTAGTTTCTGGCAAACCTAATTCATTTATTACAATTTTGCGTATTTGATTCTTATTTGCATTAGCAATAGCATCAGTACCACGCTGACCCGCAACGGCAGATAAGGTTTTGGGGACTAATGTTGGTTGAATTTGCTCAGGGCTTAAAGCAATACCAAGACGCTGAGCTTCTCTGGCGGCATCAATTTGTGGCCCACGAGCGTAGTCTTCTAAAGACATTCTTTCACGCCTAGCTTGAACCATTGGCTCAAAAGGCATCTTTGCCCCAATAACGGCTTTTTCTAGTGCGGGTGTAGCTAACTCTTGTATTGTTCGGGCAGCAGGTCTAGCCATAGCAGGTGTGGCAACACCCAATGAAGCCATGTAACTTTCAACATCTGAAGCAGGAATTCCTGTTTTATCAGCAATCCACTTAGCTCCTTTTTGGAAGTTCTCACCAATGAAGTCCATGATCTGACGGCCAGCCTCACCTTGATATTCTGGAGTCTCAGTAACGCCAGCCATCTTTCCAAATGGTTTATCAACAGCAGAAACAAGCCTTTGTGTAGCGGCCTGAGCCTCTTCTGGTGAACGTCCCAAACGTGCCAAAGGATAGCCAACCATCTGTGCGGCAGCGGGTAATACTCCGCCAACAGTAACGTCAGCAAGTGAAGCAGTAGATCGACCAAGAGATATAGCAGAACGAAGCAATTGACCTAAGCCACCTTCACTTCTTGGCTTGGTAACAACTTGCTCCTCTTCCATTTGGAAGCCAGAAGGAAGAGACATTCCTTGTGTTGGTTGATCTTCTAATACAAAACCTTGTGGGAGTGCCATTTTTATTACCTCGCAGATGTCCAGTTAATACCACCATCAATACTCATAATGCGTTCTTTCGTAGTTGGGTTTGTGGCGTATATAGGCTTTTGAGAAGCTGTTGGCACTGAAGATTGTGTTGGAATTTGTGTTGAAACAGAAACGCCATATTGTTTAAGAGCAGGCCTATCAAACAAAGATTTGCTACCTTCTCCGTCAAACCAAGCGTCTTCAGCGCCATCATAAGTTGTGTTCTTTCTATACCACTTGGCATAAAAATCACGTTGTTCAATATCTCGCTGAAGTTGTTCTTTAGCAACTGTAAGAATAAACTTGTTTGCCTCTTTGGTGTTACCCAATCTTGCACCAGTTTGCTCAATACGCTCGGCATCGGTCTTAGTTTGCGTACCTTTTTGCTCAAGTTGTTTTGACAAAACTGCTTGATTTGCATTGGCTAAGAATATCTGTGAATCTGAGGCAAATTTCTCAGCACCCTGAACTCCCAAAGCAGCTAAAACTTTTGCGGCAGAAGCGGCTGTCTCTGTGCCAAAACCAGTTTCAAAACCTTTATTCAAAATATTCAAATTGGATGTAATTGCAGGCAAATTCTTTTGAGCGTTTCTGGCTGTTGGCGAAACATTCTCAAAGAAATCTTTAGTTAAAGACTTTCCTCGCTCTGATTGTTCTGCTTTCTGTGATTCTGGCAACTTAACTTCAACTTTTGTCCCACGTCCTTGACCTTCAGCACTAATTGCTGCTTGTACTTGAGCTAACAAAGGAGAACTAGGTGGCAAAGTTGCCGCATATTCTTGTAGTTTTTGGATGTTTGTTTTTGACTCTGGCTTATCAAGTTTCTCTGGTTTCTCGTATAAGACTAAATCTGCGGGCAATCCAGTTCTTTGATACTCTGCAAGACTTGCAGGGGTATATTTACCTGATTCCACTAATTTTTGGAATGGATCGGCTTGGAATCTCTCACGACTTGCCGCCATTAAAGATGCTTGACCCATTGCCAAACGCTGTTGTTGTTCAGCAATTTGGACTTGTGCTTTACGGGCATAGTCTGCTAATGCAAATGCACCTTGTTGATCGCCCATCTGGGTCAACATCTGAGCGCCTTTTAACAAGGAAGCAGGGTCTGTTTGATCTAGTTGACCAATGACTGATTGACGAGCGCTAATGAGCTTCATCTGTGGGTCTTCAGCACCCAACAAACCACCCAAGCCACGGGTTAAACCAGCCGCACCAGATTGAATCATTGCCGCACCACGAGCGCCTGGTGCAAGATTAGCCATGCGAATAGCTCTATCTTCATCTTGCGCCCGTAGTTGACGCTCATAAAGATCAGGCGTTATACCAAATAAACTTCCAACTATTTCAGCCATATTAAACTCCAAAAATTTGTTTTGCCAAACCTTGACCAAATGCTGGATCAACTCCAGAGAATAAATATGCGTAAGGATTGGTTGTAGCCGCTTTACCTGTTGTCAATGCACCCGCTGCTTGCGCTCCTTGAACACCCAAAGAACCCGCCCTATAACCCGCCAAAGACCCTTGTTCAGCTAATTTAGAACCAATAGCCAAAGGTTGTTGAGCCGCAGTCTCCAAGTTCTGTACTTGTCCCAAAGCATTCGTAAATGGTGAATAGGCGGCTTGTTGACCACCATAGTAGTTACCCATTGCGGTAGCACCTTGACCCAATAGACCCGCACCAAACAAGACGTTCTGTTGACCTGCTTGTTGAGCTTGAGATGCCAGTTGGAGTTCTTGTTGCGCTCTTGCGTTATACAAAGCCTGTAGCTCAGGAGTAGTAGCACCTAATGAGCCACCTTGAGCAACAGAAAGACCCGCACGACCTTGTTGTTGTAGTCTGTTTTGCAGATTAGCTAATTCCATCTCACGGCTAGGTTGCAATAACTGCATCTGTTGATTGATGTAGTTCTGAGCAACATCTTGTGGAGATTGAGAGATGTACTGATTACCCAAGCCAAACAAGTTCTGTGCGCCTGTTTGAAGTGGTGCAAATTGTTGTTGAGCCTGTTCTGCTTGTGTTAAGCCTCGTCCTGCAAGAGCAACCAAACGATCCTGAGCATTCTTGGCTTCGGGGCTTAGCTGATAACCCGCAGATGTCATACGACCCGTCACAGGGTCATAAGTGTAATTAGAAGTACCAAAGCGAGTGGTCATGCCGACTGGTCGGAACTGTGAGCTTGCTACACCCGTTTGAGTAGCCGCAGTAACATTCTGGGCGGCAAGTTGAGCAGCGGCTTTATCTTCTTCAGTCTGAAGTAATCCACCAACAGTCTTGAAACCGCTAGTGATAGTGTTGCCCGTATCAATAATCTTTTTAGCTAAAGCAGCATCTGCGAGAACCTTATCTGCCGCCAATTTTTGTGCTACAGACTCAGCAGTAATTCCAGCAGCCGTACCCGTGAAAGCACCACTTCCACCAGTTAAAGAAGTTACTGTAGAAACATCTGCTCCAGTAGCTAATGCGTTAGCAAGAGAAGTAGCACCCGCAGTGCCACCAACGCCACCAGTAGCCAAATCAAGTTGGGCAAGTTCTGCGGCAGTTTTACCACCAGTTAACAAGCCAGCACTTGTACCAGCAGCAGCTACTTCAGCCGCAGTAGCACCCGCTTCAATAAGAGCCAGTTGAGCAGGAGTAAAAGTAGCAGCGCCACCAGCAATACCCGCATTAGCCAATTCAAACGCTGTAGCCGCTTCTGCACCACCCGTAAGAAGTCCACCCTGTGTTCCAGCAACAACATCAGCCACATTAGTAACAGCACCAAGTTCAGAACCGCCTAGCCCTAATTCAGCAAGTGTTAAACCTTCTGTAGCTAATGCAGTAGGAGTGCCACTAAACAAGGTATCAAATACACCAGCACCACCCGCAACACCCAAAAGAGCCGCTTGAACAACTGGGTCTTTCAGAGCATCTGCAATGCCACCAAAGAAAGATAAATCTTTTTTAGTTTCTACAGTATTGATAAACTCGCCAGTAGGACTGTAAATTTGAACTGGTGTGCCAACAGGTGCTTTATAGTTAGGATCACCATTAGTTTTAGATGTATAAAAAGTCTCAAGAGGGCCAACTTGGTTATCTTCACCAGATTGACTATATTGGTATTGAGGAACAATAACAGTGTCGCCAAGTGTTACTGAATTACCAGGAGGAACAGTAGCCGCTACACGGGAAGCAACAACGCCCTCATCTAGCCCAACAGCAGTAGCCATTTGCGCTGGAGACACACCATATTGCTCCATAGCAGCAACGATTTGTGCATCGCTCATGCCAGGGTTGGCTAAGAGAAAGTTAACTATGTCTTGACTAGATACTGCCATGATATTTCCTTATACCGCTACTCTGCGTATTGCTCGTATGAAAAGTGTCGCTGATTTAGAGCTTGCATTACCCTGACCATTTGTAAAACTTACTGTATATGCTGCGTTAGCATTTTGTTGCGTACTTGACCAATAAGTATTTGATTCAAAGTAATCAGCGCCTCCAGATTGAAAATTAGAAACAGATGTTTGAGCGGGAGTGCCTGATAAATTGTAAGTACTTATTGGTTGAGGGCTTACAGCGTAATCTGTATAACCACCATTTGTATCATTTGAAGTTGTTGAAGGCTTTAAATAATAATATATTGTCACCAACTCACTGTAGGCTGGTAAATACCAGTCTGAATAACCACCAATTGATAAACCTTCGCAGAAAATTGCCGCATTTCTCAAGCCAGATGCAAGTAACGTACTTGAATTTGTTGGCCCATCAATAAAACTTGTTGGGTCTGCAAAACCATTTATTCCATAAGTATCAGAAGATTCACCTGCTGATTTACCAGCAACAATCAAATAATGAGTTGCAACACCATTGGCACTTGTTGAAATAGCACCGCCATAGTAGCCACCTTGGAATGATTGACCAATAACAGGTGTAGTCAGTATTGAATTGCTTGCAGAACTTGCAGGGCCAGTTCCTAAAGCATTTGTTGCGGTAACTGTAAATGTGTAATTTGTTCCTGAAGACAAGCCACTAACAGTAATAGTCCCAGAACCTGCTTGACTGATAGTTCCTGTGATACCACCTGGTGATGAAGTTGCTGTGTAGCTAGTAATAGGCGATCCACCATCAAAGGCAGGAGCAGTATAAGAAACTGTAGCCGTAGTTGTCCCTGTGGCAGTTGCAGTACCTACAGTAGGAGCATTAGGCTTAGCGCCTGCCCCTGCTAAAAAGGAATTTAAAGCTGCAAACATTATGGTGTGTATCCTTGAGTTACAGAGCCATACCAGTTAGAACCATGCGCAACAAACGAAAAGATGTCCATCTTTCCCGCAGTAGCAGTAACAACTGGCGTTCCCGCAGCACTATATTTAACACCCGTAAAAGTAGCCGTACCATTGCCTGTAGATGCCGCTTGTTTCAACAACAAGATAAACGACTTACCCGCAGTAGCGGTAGGCATCGTAAATGTGCAAGCAGTAGAAGCAGTCAGGGTTGCTGTCTGTACAGTACCGCTTGTCAACACCAATGTATGTGCGCTAGACACAGTACCAATGTCAACAACACTCTCAACATAGTTCGTAACAGTTGGGTTTGTCAGGGTCTTGTTTGTCAGACCTTGAGTATCTGTCGTACCAACAACATCACCAGTAGGCGCAGTCTTTAATGCAAAGGCGGCTAAATCAGCGTCATAGTCTTGCTTGGTAGCAATAGCCGTAGCAATGTTGTTGAACTCAGTGTCAATCTCAGTACCTTTGACAATCTTTGCAGGATTACCAGAGGTAAGGTTATCTTTGGTTGCAAAGTTGGTACTCTTGGTGTAATCGCTCATGATAATTTCCCATTTTTAGCTTGGATTTCAATCTTTTGAATAGACAATTGTGCCCCGTTAATATCAGACTCATAGCCTGTTTGAACAACCTTACCAGTACCAGAAGCAGATACTCTTAATGTATTTAAAGCAACACCATCAGAATACTCAGCAACTACTGTTGCATTAGCACCATATTCTGCAATTCCATACTCAGATACTCCCTGAACAGGAATGGTTGTTGTTGCACTCAAGTAATTAGTCTTAAAGTCAAAACCCCACTTGATAATTAGGTTCTGATTCGTGCCACCAATAACAACCACAGAAATCTTCTTTAAAACAGATGTCTGATTCACATTACCTAGATCTGCATGGTTGGTGTAATACTGAAACCGATACACACTTGTGTAGTCGTTATAGCCCGTGTATTGACCAATATAGCCATTCTTACCAATGTAGACAGCACCGCTTCTCAAAGATGTTAACGCTGTCGGAGTAATCGAGTCCCAAGTGGTTACACGGGAAGAACCATCTTGCAGAATAACTTTGGTATCAAAGCAGTAAACGGACTGAGTAACAGGCATCGTCAACAGATAAAAGCCTTCTCTCTCAGAGTAAACAGACTTAATGTTTGCCAATGTCTGTGAAGCAACATCACTCATCAAGTCATTACGCACATTCTTAGACAAGTCTCTCTCAGGAGCAGACTTCTCTTGAATCGTTCTCATCAATGAACGAACACCAGAGTTTGACAAGAAGATCACATCAGAACTGGTTGTCTGAACGCTGTCTCTTGATAAGCAACCAATCCCTCCAACTGTGTCAGAAATAGACATCGTAGAAGGAGTAGTCGCACCCTGATAAACAAGAATCTGCCTCTTACCAAAGATAAACAAGAAACCATTGTGAGCAGCCAAGGCTTGAACTTCATCAGCACCATTAGGCCAAACTCTACTTGTGTCTAAATTACCAGTAGTACCACCAGACCATACATGACCCGCAATCAGATCAGAGAAGCTAACAGTGACCTTATCTGTGCTAGAAGAAGCCACCCACAAGCGACCATAAGCCGCTATAGCAACATTCCCACTAGGAACAGTCCCTACATAGCCACTCTTCTCAGAAACCCGTCTATAGGTAGTTGTACTTACAGCAGGGTCATAAATGATTGGATCGTGACCTGTTTGAAAGAAGTAAGTAATCCCATTCAAGGAAGCACACTGCCAGTTACTCGCAGTAATGGTAGGAGCAGAACCACCCCCCCCATAGGTCAACTCAGTGACTACGTTAGATGCACCGAGTTTGAATATCTTGTTGTTGCCAGCAAAAAGCACTGTTAACGTGCCATCTGTCTGGACTAGCTCATGGATAACACCAACATCGTTAGCACCAAGGTTTCCAGAAGAAGAATTTACCCTTGTCCAACCTTTTCTAGCACCAATACGACCATACTGGTCAATCACACAGTTAGTGGCAACCAAAGCAAAACCACTAGCTAAATCCAACGGGCTATCCTGAGTGTTTAACCCGAAAAAGCCTGGTGCGCTAATGCTGAATGTTTCGATTGGTTGAGCCATTAAACTGCCTCAAAAGAGCCAAATTCT